ATAGGAGAGAGCTATGTCAGGTTCTGATGTAAAAGCTGTCTTTATTACGGCAGACACTCAAGCTCTGGATGCCGATGGCATATCCGCCGCCGCTGCTGTTGGGGAAGATGCTGCACTGACTATTGGAGGGGCTCTGGCTTCTGGGGGCTCCTGCACTTTTGATGCCGGTCGAGTAGTCACTATCCTGAGCGCAGGAGACGATAGCGGTATTTCATTTACTGTAGCGGGTACAGACGTAAGCGGGGACTCTCAGACCGAGAGTATCACGGGAGCTAATGCCGGTACTGCTACAGGAAGTAAGTATTTTCTAACTGTTACTTCTATTACGGCAGTAGGTGACCCGGCTGGAAATGTCTCAGCAGGCATAAATGCAGCGGCTGGAGCCGTGGTATTTGCCGGTCGATCCCGGCTGCAGGGACTTTCTATTGTCTGTTCGGGAACAGCGGGGACTTTAAGTTTTCCTACTACGTCACCGGCTGGTACATCTCAACTGAAGGTTGGTTCTGTTGCTTCTGCTACTGCAACAAGGGATGTGACGATTCCGGATGAAGGAATAGTTTTCACTGCCGGGATGTTTGTCCAGTACACGGTTTCCACGTTTGGCACAATGACGGTATTTCATGCTTAGAAGGTAACTAATGAGCCGTATTTCTTCTTTCTATCCGGGGCTGGAGCAGGAAATTTGTGGCGAGATCAGAGATTGGTCAAGGCACGCACTAGAGAGCCCGAATAAGGAATACGGCGGGTTGCCCGCTTGTGCTTATGCCAAGAAGGCGTGGGAGGAAGACAAGGTAGGGTTCTCCTTCAAATACAGCTCCAGCTACCAGCCCCTGTATACTATTATCTCTACGTTTGAGGACATTTATGACGTAGTTATCTTGGTGGATCTGATCTATGAGAAGAGTTCAAAGAAGTTCCATGAATACTTATGGGGCTTGAATGAGGCTATTTCAGAGGGGTTCTTTATTCAAAAGGATATGTGGGTCATGGGCTTTCATCCTGACGATGAGCCGAATGAAGATATAGATGACGGGTCTTTTGAGCCCGAGGTAGATACGGAATATGCCATGATCTTCATTCAACGCTTATCAAAGCTGCAGGAAGCCTCTGACAAGTTGCGGAAAACCGGTTACTACGAGCATTATTTTGAGGACAGAACCGCCCCTTCTTTTGAAGCAAGGGCCGCTTTTTGTGACAAATTACAGGAGGAGGCAGTAGGTGGCTAAAAATAACCCGGGATCAAAAGTTAACCTTGGAAGAGGCGCCTGTTCAACGGTTAGACCGATGCGCGGCGGCGGGATGGTAAAGAAAACCGGTGTTCGCAAGATGCGCGGCGGCGGGATGGCTAAAAAGAGAAAAAAATAGATGGCAACTTCCTCTTCTGTTGATTTTGAGCTGGACGTAGCGAGCTACGTCGAAGAGGCGTTTGAGCGGTGCGGCTTGGAAGTCCGTACCGGCTATGACCTGAAAACCGCGCGCCGGTCACTCAATCTCATGCTGGCAGACTGGTCTAACCGTGGCCTCAACCAGTGGACTATCGAGCAGACCTCTATCACGCTGGCCTCCGATATTAGTGACTACCCTGGTGGCACTTTAACCATGACAGTGGGTGCCAGCGGCAGCTTCACGGTAGGTGAAACCATTACCGGGGGGACCAGCGCGGCTACGGCGTCTGTTACAAGCCTGCCGTCTTCTACCACAATGGCGATTACCATCCCTTCGGGCACCTTTACCAGTGGTGAAACGCTTACTGGTGGAACCAGTGCGGCTACAACTACTTTATCGGCGGCGGTGGACCTGACAACGGTCCAAAAAACGATAGATATCCTGTCTGCGGTCATTACGCGGGACAGTGTTGATTATGCTATTACACGACTCAGCCGGGATGGTTATTTGGGTATTCCCAAGAAAACCCAGACAGGGCGCCCTTCCCAGTTTTTCCTGAATCGGCAGATAACGCCGGTTCTCAAGGTGTGGCCGACGCCTGAAAACAATACCGACATTATCAAGTTTGATCGGCTTGTCCGGATGGACGATGCCGATGACTATACCAACACAATGCAGATACCCTTCCGGTTTTACCCGTGTTTGGCGGCAGGACTGGCATACTACCTTTCTATCAAGCGCGCGCCGGACAGAATCCCGTTGCTGAAGGCCATTTATGATGAAGAATTCAACCGTGCGATGGAAGAAGACCGCGATCGGGCTTCCCTCACCATAACCCCGGGCCTTGGTTATGGCTAAATATGCAGCAGGTAAACGCGCTTACGGGATCTCAGACCGGTCAGGGTTCCGCTACCGTTTGAACAGGATGCGTAAGGAATGGACGGGAATGCTGGTGGGTCCGGATGAGTATGAGCCCAAACAGCCTCAGTTAGGCACGTTTCGCAAGGTAACTGACCCGCAGGCGCTTAAAGATCCCCGTCCGGACAGGGTAGAACCCGTAGTGGTCTACGTGGATACGCCTTTGTTGTCTGAGAAGACATTTACTCCGATAAGGGCGTTTGCTGTCGTTGGCCAGGTCACGGTGACTACGACATGAGCTTTACCTACGCCACATTGAAGACGGCAATACAGAATTACACGGAAAACGATGAAACCACGTTTACCAATAATTTAGACATTTTTATAAAGAACGCGGAAGAGCGGATTCTGAAGAATGCTGAATTGAGCCTGTTCCGTAAGAATGTGTCAGGAGGCATGTCCAGCTCTAATCAGTATCTGGCCTGCCCGAGTGACTTTCTGGCGCCGTTTTCTCTTTCCTACACTTCCAGCAGCGTCAAGAATTTCCTGGACTTCAAGGACGTTAACTTTGTCCAGACATTTAATCCTAACAGCAGTACCACGGGCAGCCCCCGGTACTATGCGCAATTTGACGTGGACAACTTTATTCTTGCACCAACTCCGGACAGCTCTTACACCTCGGAGCTTCATTATTTTTACAGACCCACCAGTCTGACTGCGGGCGATGATGGCGGGACTACGTGGTTAAGCATCAACGCTATACAGGCGATGCTCTACGGCAGTCTTATCGAAGCCTATACGTTTATGAAGGGCGAACCGGACCTGATGCAGGAATATGAAAAGCGGTTTTCTGAGGCTATGGTGGCTATCAAGATGCTTGGAGAATCGAAAGAAGTTACGGATCAATACAGGAGCGGCATGATAACGCGGCCAAAGCAATAATATGTTTTCAGTTGAGGTTAAGGCAGATATCAATAGTGTGGGGGTGGAAACCACGCAGTATCGCGGGTTTACCCCGGAAGAGATCGCGGAGCGGGCGGTTGGTAAAATAGTCGCTGTTTCAGAGGGGGCTGACCCTATGGTCAAAGCCCAGGCAGAAGCATTCAAGAGCAGGGTTTACCATGTTATCTTATCTTCCTGTAAAGACGCGATAAATAGCGATCGGACTACACTATATAATCTTCTTGTTAAACAGGGCCATGAGAACATGGCCGAAATTTTACGGAGACTGTAATGGCTATAACTCAGGCAATGTGTACCTCCTTCAAGAGTGAGCTGTTGCAGGGCATACACAACTTTCATAATGGCTCAGGCGGCGGCACGACCACTACAACGGGCACCGGAAATACGTTTAAGATCGCGCTCTATACTTCAAGTGCTTCCCTGGCTGCTTCAACAACCGCTTATTCGGCAACGAATGAGGTTTCCGGCACGAATTACAGTGCTGGAGGCAACACGCTGACTAATGTCGATCCTTCCGCATCTGGAACGACCGCATTGACAGATTTTGCGGATTCAACGTGGTCTAGTTCAACAATCACGGCCAACGGTGCAGTAATTTATAACTCCAGTACGACAGCGGGCTCGGCTAACAGGGCTGTCGCTGTGTTGGCTTTCGGAGGGGATAAGACTTCAACGTCAGGTGATTTCACGATCACTTTCCCCGCCGCAGATGCGTCGAATGCGATCATAAGAATTGCTTAGTGAGTAAATAATGTGGCGAATGCAAAAGTTGCATGGCAAGGCTGGAACTCCAGCAATATTGCTTGGGACGAAAGCACATGGGGTGATGCCGAAGAGGCTATCACCGGTCTTACTGCAACTCTGGGATCGGTCACAGCCAGTGCGGCAGCGGGGGTCACGGCCAGCGGAAACGCAGCTACTTCCGGCCTTGGGTCTGTCACTGTTACGGGTGCGGCTGGTGTCACTGTTACTGGTTTGGCGGGTACTACCGGCCTTGGCAGTGTTTCATTTATTACCAATAACACTATCAAGGTTACTTCTGACGCGCTTACGGGCGCGGTTGGAACTGCCGTTACGGGAGGAGATTCTAACTACACGGTTACAGGACTTTCGGCTACAGCAGAGCTTGGTACTGTCATCGTTTGGGGGA